TGGCAAAAGACATCGCCTGGAAAGAAATCAAAAAACTCATCCCACCCCAATGGATTCACGCAAAAAACGAAACCGACCTAAAAATAGAACTAATCAATGGATCGCTAATCGAACTCAAAGGCACGGAAAACGCAACCACCCTGCGTGGCCGAAGCCTCGCTGGAGTAGTACTTGACGAAGCAGCTTTCATGGATTCCGATGTCTGGTTCCAAGTAATTAGGCCAGCCCTCGCAGACAAACAGGGATGGGCCCTCTTTATATCCACTCCTGATGGAACAGCCTCCTGGTTCTACGATTTATGGTGCTATGTTCCAGAAGATGAAAGCGGAGATTGGAAACGCTGGAGCTTCACCACTATAGACGGGGGCAACGTACCAGCCGAAGAAGTCGAAGCAGCGAAATCCCAACTAGACACCAGAACATTCAAACAGGAATTTGAAGCAAGTTTCGAGAATCTCACTGGTCTTGTTGCAGTCTCATTTTCAGATTCCAACATTTCTACCGAAGCGGAGGACATATCCATCGCCCCACTCCTCCTGGGAGTCGATTTTAACGTAGACCCACTCTGCGGAATTTGTGCTGTTCGTCACCGAGACATCCTCTACATCTTTGATGAAATAATAATGACAGGCGGAGCAACAACCTGGGATTTTGCAGAAGAAGTAGTAGACCGATATGGTGTGGAACGCAGAGTAATAGCTTGCCCCGACCCCACGGGTGCAGCCCGAAAAACATCAGGAGTCGGCTCAACAGACCACAGCATCCTACGCAAAAGCGGATTCACAGTATCTTCCCCACGCTCTCCTTGGAAAATACGAGACAAAATCACCGCAGTAAACACCGCACTATATGATGCAATGGGCGAACGCAGAACTTTAATCCACCCCAGATGCAAAGAATTAATAAAATCCCTCCGCACCCTGACATACGCACCAAACACAGGTATGCCCAATAAAAATCTAGGAGTGGACCACGCTTTCGATGCTTTTGGCTACCTTTGCCTACAACAATTTAACCTTGCAAAACCAGAGACACTGGGCCAAACTTCGTTTAGAATATACTAAGATACCCTTTCTGCTTATGCCTTACCATACTGGAATGAAGAAAAAGAAAAAGAAGAAAAAGGGAGGCAAGAAGAGAAGTGAATGTACCTGTTAATAAAGCACTTTACGCTAGAGTAAAAGCTGAAGCTAAACGTAAGTTTGCTGTTTATCCTTCTGCCTACGCTAATGCTTGGTTAGTCCGAGAATATAAAAAGCGTGGCGGTACTTATAGAGTGGAGAAAAAGAAAAGTGCCACAAAGAAGAAAAAGTAGTCCCAACACCAGAGCCAAAGGTGGTCTTAGTCGTTGGTTCGAGGAAAACTGGGTAGACGTAAAAACAGGAAAACCCTGCGGACGTTCCAAAGGAGAAAAACGTGGCTATCCTGCCTGCCGTCCAAGTAAACGTGTCTCAAGTAAGACACCTAAGACTGTAGGAGAAATGACGAAAAGTGAGAAAGAAAGGTTTAAACGTGAAAAAACTGGTAAAAAGAAGATAACCTATCAACATAGACGTAGAAAAACTAAAAAAAGGAGTTGAACATGGCTAAATCTGCTGCTATGAGTAGGTGCATGGGTTACATTTCTACTGTTCGCAAGAGCAAAAAGAAAAAATCTACTAAAAAAACAACAAAAAGGAAGAAAAAATGACTGAAATCACACCAGAAATGCTTGACATCATCGAAAAGGTCAAAGGCAAGCGAAATCCTGCCCTTTGGGACCCCAGATGTGAACAATATCAAGCAAAACTGTCAAAAGGTACTGTAAAAAAGTCAACAACAAGTTAAACTAATCTTAAATACTCTTTTTTCTTAGGACAATGGCATTTTTTCGTGGAGAGGAAGGTTCTGTTAAATTTAAGAACTCTTCTGGTACAACTGAAGCAGTAGTTTCAACTACAGGTTGGAGTTTAGATACTACAAAAGAAACACTAGACGTAACTGCACACGGCAATACTACAAGAAATTTTGTAGGTGGATTAATCTCTGGCTCTGGCACTATTGATTTTCTATATACAGCAGCTAGTGGCAATGAAACTGCAAACTTACTGGCAGATGTTTTAACAACTGAAGATGCTGGTGATGCACAATTTGAATTGTTTTTAGATACATCTGGAAGTAAAAAAGTAAGTTTTTCTGGAATTGTTACAGGAACAAGTCTATCTGCAACAACAGGTGATTTAGAAACAGTTAGCGTTAGTTTTATAACTAACGGTGCTATTACTAACGCTGCATAATGCCTTTGAAATCCTACTCAAAGAAACAGCGTAAACTTGCTGCGGTTGCTCCACCGAGAGATAAGATCACGGCTGCTGATCTTAAGAAATTACGTTCCAAAAAGAAAAAGAGGAAAAAGAAATGAAAAGAAAGGAACTTACAGCTAGGCAAAAGACTGCTTTAGCAAACCATAAAAAGAAAGGAACTCATACTGCACAACACATGGCAGTAATGAAAAGAGAAATGTTAAATGGTAAAACATTTACTGAAGCACATAAAATAGCTATGAGGAAAAAAGGAAGATAATGCCACGTAAAAAAGGAGTCAGTTTATCGGTTGGGAGAGGGGAAAAGTCCAAGAAAGGTGGGCTGACTGCTAAAGGACGCAGAAAATATAACAGAGCTACAGGAAGTAATTTACAAGCACCAGTAACAGAAAAGAATCCAACAGGAAAAAGAGCAGCAAGAAGAAAAAGTTTTTGTGCAAGAATGTCTGGTATGCCAGGACCATTGAAAGATAAAAAAGGTAGACCTACTAGAAAAGCGTTAGCATTAAAACGATGGAGGTGTTAATCAATGACTTATGCAATCCCTGGAAATATTAGAACCAACATAGTTTCATCAACTTCAGCAGGAGGAGATGATAGTCCTTTCACTAGAACCAGAGCAGTTCTGGATATGATGAAGGGGTGGGAGATAATGAAAGCTGTCACCGAAGGAACTGACTACCTAAGACAAAACAGCGAAGCATTTTTACCATTAGAACCAAGAGAAGATTATGACGCTTACCTCGCCAGAGTAAACAGAGCAGTATTCAGTCCTTTTACACAAAGATTAATAAGAGCAGCAACAGGTTTAGTTCTCCGCAAACCAATAACATTAACAGGCGATCCATACTGGACAGAAATGTTCAAGATGGATGTCGATGGTTGTAAGTCAGATTTAGATGAATATGCAAGAAGAATACTTATGTGTTCATTAATTTACGGCCAAAGTCATATTCTTGTAGATTATCCAGCACCATCAGGAGCAAGAAGCCTAGCAGAAGAAAGAGCACAGGACCGCAGACCATACTGGATAGAAATAGACCCCACCAACCTTTACGGCTGGCGATTGGATCGTGAATCAAACTACGGCAACTTGATACAGGTGAGACTAGCTGAGAAAGCAGTGTTACCAAGCGGTCAGTTCGGAGAAAAAGTATTTGACCAAATCAGAGTAATCGAACCAGGTAGATATAGAATTTTTCGTAAAAAAGAGCAGATAGAGGAGATGTATGACGTTGCTGACGGCAGTTCCGTAGGTGATTTTGAAGTAGCAACCACCAATAAAGATTACAAACAGGTTGAATCTGGTAATTTTTCTCTTGGTGAAATACCTCTTGTCACTATTTATTCTGGTAAAACAGAGAATTTAGTAAGTAAACCACCTTTACTTGATATTGCATATTTAAACCTCGCACATTTTCAAAGACAAGCTGATTTAATTCATAGTTTGCACGTTGCATCTCAACCAATGTTGGTTATGGAAGGATATGACGATCAAACTAAAGATCTTGCTATTTCTGTTAATTATGCAATGGCAACTCAACCTGGTAATAAAGTTTATTATGTAGAGCCAGCTTCAAGTGCTTTTGATGCTCAGTCAGCAGAAATAAAAGAACTACAGATGCAAATGGCTACTCTAGGAATTAGTACATTATCACAACAGAAGTTCGTAGCCGAGTCAGCAGATGCCAGAAGATTGGATCGAGTAGATACTAATTCTATGCTTGCAATGGTATCTATGGAATTAGAGCAAAAACTTCAAAAGGCTTTCAATCTCTCGGCTGAGTATGTTGGTATTGAACCACCAGAAATAAAAATCAGTAGAGACTTTGACATCGAGAGACTGATTGGGCAGGATATTACAGCCTTAACATCACTATTCGATCAACAAGTCATTGATAGAGAGGAGTTTAGGGATATTTTAGTTCAAGGTGAAGTGTTGCCAACAGCAAATGAGGTCAAACCTGAATAACCTGCTAGAATATTAAATAAGTACT